TGCTCCGGCCGGCGACGATCCTCGGCAAGATTCCGGGCCTCCGCAATGTCCCGTTCAATTGCAAGATCCCGATGCAGACCGCGGGCGGCACGTACGGGTGGGTCGGAGAGGCGAAGCCGAAGCCGCTCACCAAGCTGGCGTTCGCATCCGACACGCTCGGCGTGACGAAGGTCGCCGGCATCATCGTCTTGACCGAGGAGCTGGTGCGCTTCTCGTCCCCGTCGGCCGAGGCGCTCGTCCGCGCCGACATGGTCGCCGGGATTGCCCAGTTCCTCGATGCCCAGTTCGTCGATCCGGCTGTCGCCGCGGTCGTCGGCGTCAATCCGGCCTCGATCACGAACGGTGCGCCGACCGCCGCCGCGACCGCGAATCCGGTCGCGGACATCATGGGATTGATCAATCACTTCGCGACCAACAACATCTCGGTCGACGGCGTGACGTTCCTGATGTCCGCATCGAACGCGCTGTCGCTGTCGTTCCGCCAGAACTTCGACGGCACACCGGAATTTCCCGGCGTCGGCCTGAATGGCGGCAGCTATCGCGGCCTCACGTTCATCACGTCGAACGCCTTGACGACCAACGTGGTCGCCCTGCAGCCGGCGCTCATCCTCTATGCGGATGATGGTGGCGTCTCCATCGATGCGTCGCGCGAGGCCTCACTGCAGATGGATTCGGCCCCGATGTCGCCGGCCGATGCGACGACCGTCTACGTCTCGCTCTTCCAGACCAACTCGGTCGCCCTGCGTGCGGAACGCTTCATCAACTGGAAGCGCGTCACGACCAATGCGGTCAAGTACCTGACCGCGGCCAACTGGCCCGCGCCGTCGGGGACGACCGTGACCGTCGGATCCGCGAGCCCCAAGAAAGGCGACTAACGGCGCGCGATGAACATCTTCGGCCTGGAAATCACCCGCGCCCGCCGCCCGGCGAGTCTGAGCCCGCCGGCCGGCACGATGGGGAACGGGTGGTTTCCGGTCGTCCGCGAGCCGTACATGGGCGCGTGGCAAGAGAACGCGCCGCCCGTCACCGCGCAATCGGCGCTCGCCTACTTCGCCGTCTACGGCTGCGTCACGCTCATCGCGACCGACATCGGTAAGCTCGCCCTGCGCCTGGTCGCCCAGGACGACGACGGCATCTGGAACGAGACCAGTAATCCCGCCTATTCGCCCGTCCTCCGCAAACCGAATCGCTATCAGACGATTCACAAGTTTGTTGAGCAGTGGATCACGTCGAAACTGACGGCCGGGAACGCGTACGTCCTGAAACAGCGGGACGAGCGGGGCGTCGTGTCGGCGCTCTATGTGCTCGACCCCGCGCGCGTGACGCCCCTCATCGCCCCGGATGGGTCCGTGTATTACGGGCTCAAGCGCGACGATCTGACGGGGATCGGCGACGGGCTCCCGCCGGGTCAGGATCTCGTCGTCCCCGCGCGCGAGATCATTCACGACCCGATGGTGACGCTCTTCCATCCGCTCGTCGGCGTGACGCCGCTCTATGCGTGCGGGCTCGCCGCGCAGCAAGGCCTCACGATTCAGACCAAGAGTGAACAGTTTTTTCGCGGCGGCTCGCATCCCGGCGGGGTGCTGACCGCGCCTGGGGAAATCGGCGAGGAGCAGGCGCAGCGCATCAAGGCGTACTGGGAGGAAAACTTCTCAGGCGCGAATATCGGCCGCGTCGCGGTCGTCGGCAAAGGGTTGAAGTACGAAGCCATGACCGTGAGCGCGGCCGATGCACAACTCATCGAGCAACTGAACTGGACCGCGAAACAAGTCTGCACCTGTTATCACGTCCCGCCCGACTTGCTCGACCTCGACGATGCCCCGACCGGCGACATCGAATCGCTCTGGCTGAAGTATCACGCGCAGTGCTTGCAAGAGAAGCTGACGCACTTCGAAACGTCCCTTGACGCCGGGCTCGAGCTCAAGCCGCCCTATGGCACGGAGTTCGACATCGACGATTTGATTTGGATGGTGACGGCGACGAAAACAAAAGCCGCCGCCGAGGCGATCGGCGCGGGCGCACTGTCACCGAACGAAGCACGCAAGAAATATTTCGGCGTCGGGCCGGTCACCGGCGGCGAGTCGCCGTACATGCAACAGCAGAACTTCTCGCTGGCCGCGCTCGCCGAACGCGATGCCGACAAACCGTTCTCGAAAGCCGCGCCGCCGGCTCCTGCCGCGCCCGCGCTGCCGCCGGCCGAGGTCGCCGACGACGAGGCCGACGAGAAAGCATTCATCGTGACGCTCGCGAAATCGCTGGAGGGACTGCATGCGGCCTGACGTCCTTGCGACGCACTTGGGTCAGACCATCCGTGACCTGGTTGGTCCCTGGTCGCTCCGGGTCGCCGGGCTGGAGGCCGCGGGCGAGCGTGTAGCCATCGCGCTCGACACGGTCCAGGCCTCGCTCGGCGACCTCGGGGCGCGTCTCACCTCGCTGGAAGGACGCGAACTGGTGCCCGGACCCATCGGCCCACAAGGCCCGCCTGGGCCCGCAGGGGCGGCCGGCCAGGACGGCAAGGGCTTTACCTATACCGGCACCTATGTCGCCGGCAAAACCTACGACGTCGGCGACACGGTGACGGACCACGGCTCGCTCTTTTATTGCGGACGCACGACGACGGCGCGGCCGGGCGCATCGGGCGACTGGCAGCTGATGGTCAAGCGCGGCCAGGACGGGAAGGGCGCGCGATGATTCTCGAAACGCTGGAGAACGCGAAACTCAGTTTGCATATCACCGACCCGGCCCGCGATGCCGAAGTGCAGCTGCTCCTGGAACACGCGAGCGCGCTCATTTTCGAGTACGTCGGCGCGCGGGCGGACCCGGACTGGGACGAGACGACCGCGCCCGATGTCGTCCAGGCGGCGACCCTCAAGATGCTCGGCCATCTCTACGAGCACCGCGGCGACGACGCCAACGAGGAGCACGACGAAAAAATCTGGGAGGCCATCTCGCTGCTGCTGATGCGCACGCGAGATCCGGCGCTGGCCTAATGCGCACGAAGATCCCGCCCAACTCGATCGGCCGCACCGACCAGCTCGTCACGTTTGAGGATCCTGGCGACCCGGTCCCCGACGGCGAAGGTGGCTATACCGAGACGCCCGTCCCGCTCGATCCGCCGACCTGGTATGTCCGCGTGCGGCCGGCGACGGCGAAGGATGCCGAGCGCGTCACCGCGGGGACGGTCATCACGCACGTCTCGCACCTGGTGCACGGGCGCTTCCATCCCGGCGTCACGACTCGGACGCGCATGCACCTGAAGGGCCACACCTATCAGATCACCAGCGCCGTCACGCTCGACGAACGCGATCGCGAAATGGAACTCATCGCGGATTTGCAAAGCTGATGGCGACCACCATGAAGCTCGGCGGCGTCGAGGAACTGCTGGCGGAACTGGCGGCACTTGCGCCCGACCTGACGACCGAGGCGATCGCGCTGCAGCAAACCGTGACGGCCGAGACCGCCGATGCGCTGCGCGCGGCGTATCCGAGCGTCACCGGGAACCTGCGCGCCAGCGTCCAGGTCGCGCGCGAGAGTTCGACGTCGTCCGCGCGCGTCTTTTCGCGCGTCACCGTGACCGCGCCCTATGCCCACTTCTACGAATTCGGGACCGTGCACACGTCCCCGTCGCCGACGTTCGTGCCGATTACCAGGCACGGCCGCGAGCAATTTGCGCAGTCCGTCATCGCGCGCGTCAAGGCGCACGGCCTGACGGTCGGCGGGGCGGTCGGCTGATGTCGGATATCGGCCTCGTCGATGCGGCGCTCATGGAAGTGCTGGCGAATGACGCCGCGCTGACCGCGCTCTGTCCTGGGGGCGTCTACTGGGATATTCGCCCGCCAGGCGAGCCGGCCCCGACCGCCTACATCGTCGTCTCGCATTTCGATTACAGCGCCGAGCCGGGCCTGGGCGGGACGACGCTCTACGAAACCATCCTGTATTGGGTGCGCGCGACGGTGCTCGGCAGCAGCCGCACGACCGCGCGGCTCGCCAACGCGCGGATCTACGCACTCTTGCAGGGGACGCTCCTCGACCTGACGGCCGCCGGCTATGTCGCGATGTCCTGCACGCGCGTCGACCATCGCCCGTATGTCGAGGTCGATCCCGTCAACAAGAGCCTGTGGCAGCACCACGGCAGCCAGTACGAAGTGATCAGCTATCCGATTGACTAACGAAAGGGATCCGCTATGGCGCGACGACACGGTAGCAAAGGCGATGTGATGATGGACCCGACCGGCGGCGCGACCGCGGTCAGCGTCGCGTCTCTCAATTCCTGGACGCTCGATTTGGCCAGAGACAAGGAGGACGTCACCTGCTTCGGTGACACCAACAAGCAGTACGTGTTGGGCCTCCCAGATATCCAGGGCGAGATTGGTGGTGTGTGGGATGAACTGTCGTCGCCGGATTTCTTGCGCGTCGCGCTCGGCGACGTGCCCGTGTTCCTGAAACTCGTCCCGTCGACCATCACGCCGACGCATTTCTTCTCGGGCCTCGCCTATCTCGATGCCGGGATGGAGTGCGCCGCCGACGGCGCGGTGACGATCAGCGGGACGTTCGTCGCGGCCGGTCCGTGGACGCTGGAACCGGCGGCCGCCTGACGTGCTCGACGATCCGCGGCCGCTCTGGCGCGGCGTGGCCGACGCCCGCGGCCTGGTCAAGCACGCCTGGCACACCGCGGCCGAGCTGACCGGCTATGTGATTACGGTCGACCGCGCGTCGCGCCGGCTGGTCCTCGCCGGGCGGGTCGTCGCCAGCGATGCCCACGTCCTGGCGCAGACGCCGCTCGAATTTGTGATCCCGACCAAGTACGGCGCGCGGCGCTGGCCGATCGAATCGCTGACCGTGACTGAGGGGCAACTGACGGCGCGCCTGGGCGCGCAAGTGGAGGACCGATGAGCATGCGCGTGCGCAAGCCGGCGACCGATCGCCTGGAGTTGACCGAAGGCGATTACCTCGTCGTCAAGCGCGACCTGTCGGCGGGCGAGTATCGCGACATGATCCGGGCCTCGACGCGTCCCGTCACGGTGACGCATCTCGGCACGCCCGGCCTGGAGCTCGACCCGATTGCCGCCGGCTTCGCGATGGTCGTCGCGTATCTGCTCGATTGGAGTTTCACCGACGCTGAGGGGCGCAAGATGGTCATCGCCGATCAGCCGGTCGCCGTCCTCAAGACCGCGCTCGACCACATCGACAGCGACGCGTACATGGAAGTGCAGAAAGCGATTCAGGAACACCAGGCCGCGCGCACCAAGGCGCTCGCCGAGGAAAAAAAAACACGCAGTGGACAGACCGCACCCGACAGGACTTTGACGTCTGTCGAGTAATGAACTGGACCTGGGACGACGTGCAGGAATTGCCGCAGCCGATTTATGACGAGCTTATCGCCTACCTGCTCGACGAACAGAGCCGCACCGCGCGGAAGCGGTGACCTGTGGCGTTAAGCGCATCGTTCGTCGCGGACTTTTCGTCGTTCATCGACGCGACCAAAGAGGCCGTCACGGCGAAGCAAGGGTTCAAGCTCTCGGCCGAGGAGCTGGGGCCGGGCGTCGATCGCAGCCTGGACGACACGCTGAAGCTCTACGAGCAGGTCGGCCGCCAGACGCGGCAGCTCGCGCAGGATGCGACCGCGGCGGCCTCCGTCTTCATCACCGCCTTCACCGAGGAGCAGGATGCGGTCGGCCGGCTCTCAAGTGCGCTCCAGGCGCACGGGAACATGACGCCGGAAATTATCAAGCAATACACCGACCTGGCGACCCAGTTTCAGAACACGACCAAGTATGCCGACGAGGCCGTCATCGCCGCCGAAGCCTCGCTGACGACCATCGGCAAGGTCGGTCCCGAGCAAATGGAACTCGCGCTCACGGCGACGACGAATCTGGCGAGCGCGCTCAATATCGACCTCAATACCGCGGCCCAGATGGTGTCCAAGACGATTGCGTCGGGCAACGAAAACTTCGGCAAGCTCGGCCCGCTCCTGGGCGACGCCGCGGTCAAGGGCATGTCGACCGCCGAGATGCTCCAGGCCATCAACGACAAGACGGGATCGGCCGCCGCGAATGAACTGGAAACCTATAACGGGCAAATCGCGCACATGAAGAACCAGATGTCCGACCTGCAGGAAACGGTCGGCGGGGTGCTGGTCGCGACCTTGACCGAGCTGCTCGGGATCTTCCAGTCGCTGCCGTCCGGCGTGCAGACGTTCGTCGTGGCCATCGTTGGCATCGGGACCGTGCTCGCGCCCGTCCTGGTGTCGCTGTCCTCACTGATTTCCATCCTGGCGACGACCGGGATCGGGGCCGGCTTCATCAGTGCGATCGGGGCGATCGTGACCGTGCTGACGGGGCCGGTCGGCATCGTCATCGCGATCGGGGCCGTCCTGGCGGCCGTCGTTTACAACTGGGATGCGATTGTCGGCTACACGCAGAAGCTCTACGAGGGCATCAAGACCTGGCTGCTCGATAAGTTCAATGCGCTGGTCGCGGGCGTGACCGGCACGGTCGAGAAGGTCGCGGGCGCATTCTCCTGGCTCTACAACACCGTCGTCGGGCACTCGATCGTCCCCGACATGATCGACGGCATCTCGCACGAATTCAGCCAGCTCGACTCGGTCATGGTGCAGCCGGTCGCCGAAGCGACCGCGGCCGTCAATGCCCATCTGCAGTTGATGGCGGCGCAGATGCGCGCGAACGCGATTCTCAATCGGAATTCCTTGTTCACGACGTCCGGGCAGCTGGAGGAAATCGCCAGTGTCTTTGATGCGTCGGTCGGGAAGAACGGCGGCGGGGGCGGCGGCGGCGGGCCGGTCACGATGAATAACACGTTCAACATCACCGGCTCGACGGACGAGATTGTGCGACGCGTGACGGATTCGATCATGCGGACGATGTCCTCGGGCACCCAATTCGGGACGGCATAACGCTATGGCGCACGCATCGAACTATCTGGAAAACAAGCTGGTCGACCACATCTTCCGCACGACCGCGTTTACCAAACCGGCCGCGCTCTGGGTCGGGCTCTTCACCGCGGCCCCGACGGATGCCGGCGGCGGCACAGAGGTCGCGGGCGGGAGTTACGCGCGCGTCAGTGTCCCGCCAGGCGATGCGAGCTGGACCGCGACGCAGGGCGGGGTGGCGGGCGCGAGCTCGGGGACCGGCGGCGCGACGGCGAACGCCTTGATCATCACGTTCCCGACCCCGTCCGCGGATTGGGGCATGGTGACGCACTTCGGATTATTCGACGCCGCGACCGGCGGCAATCCGCTCGTCCTGGGTCCCCTGACCGCGCCGCGCGATGTCAGTAACGGAGATCCCGCGCCGCGCTTCCCGGCCGGCACGCTCGCGATTACGGTGGCCTGACGATGCCTTTTGACGCGCACAAGAATTTATCGATTGCGACCGTCGCCAACAGTCCTGGCACGGCGGGCCTCTCGCTGACGGTCGGCGGCGGGGAAGGGGCGCGCTTTCCTGCGGTCCCGTTCAACGCGACCGTCTGGCCCGCGACGGAACTGCCGACGCCGGTCAATGCCGAGGTCGTGCGCGTCACCGCCCGCACGGCCGACGCCCTGACGATCGTCCGCACCCAGGAGGGGACGACCGCGCGCGGGATCGTGGCTGGCGATTTGATAGCCGCGACGATCACCGCCAAGAGTCTCACCGACATCGAGAGCGGAGTGAACTTCCCCCAACTCGCCACGACGGGCGATCTTCTATTGCAGGGCGGCGGACCACGATCAATCGGCCTCGGCACGAGTGATGGCGCGGACACTGGCTATCTGGGGATTTATGGCGGGGGCGGGGCTGGTACGACGCGTGGCGGGTATGTATACCTTGGCGGGAATGAATCGCCCATTCCGGGCGCGGTGCAATTAGCAGCGGGGAATGTGGCGGGTGGGGTGATTGAGTTTTATACCGCCGCGTCTGCGCTACGCGGGCGGATGCATCCGTCGGGCGGGTTCAGTTGGGGCGGGACCACCGATCCCGGCGCGGGGAATCTCTCCGTGACGGGCCTCATGGGTATTGGGACGGTCGGCGGCGGGATCATTCGGGCGAATACGCAACCGGGGGCCGATAGCGCATTTCTTTATTTAAACGGCGGCGGCGGGTCCAGTGTCGATGCCAGTCGGGGCGCGTTTTTTGGTGTGGGCGGGAATCAATCCGTAGCCCCCGGCGTGATCCAGCTGGTGGCCGGGAACATGCCCGCCGGACAGATTCAGTTTTATACCGGGGCGTCCGCGATGCGGGGCGTGATGCATCCGTCGGGCGGGTTCAGTTGGGGCGGGACCACCGATCCCGGCGCGTCCGTCTTTCGTGTGGGACCGGATGCGGTGACCTGCACCAACGTCACGCCGGGGTCCATCGAAACCAAGACGACCACCACGGGGACGGCGTATCACTACGCCTTTTTCAACCCAAACGGCGCGGTCGGCACAATCACCACGAACGGGTCGAGCACCACGTATGCCACGACCAGTGACGCGCGTTTGAAAACCCCCCTCGGGCGGCACACGGATACCGGAGTCCTTCGCCAGACCGTTATTCACAACTTTGTCTGGAACGCAGATGGCACAGTCGGGCGCGGCGTGTTCGCGCAAGAGGCGCATAGAATCGCGCCGTTTGCGGTCAGTGTCGGCAGTGACGAGGTCGACGCCGAAGGACGCCTAACCAAACCGTGGGGCGTCGATTACTCGAAATACGTGCCGGACTTAATCACGGGATGGCAGCACCATGACACACGGATCGGGGCGCTGTTTGGGGATCAGCTACTGGCGGCGGAACGCCTGACGGCACTGGAAAAGCGGCTGAGCATTCCGCAACCGTCCCTGATGAATCGGCTTGAGTCACTAGGTCGCCTAGTGACGCAGTCGGTATTCACGGCGTGGAATGCGTGGAAACCGTCATGGATCTGATAACGCCGCTTTCGTTAACTGGGCGGATTCTTCCCGTTGCGCGACTGTTCCGCCGCGAGGACTTCCCCCTCCGCGACGTACTGTTCGCTTTCTTCGTCCAGTTGTTTCGCCATGCACGGTTCGCAGACGAATAGACCGTCCACGATGTACATGACCTCTTCGTCGCCCATGACCTCATCACACCGCGAGCACATGATGTTCTCTCTCATGACGGCGGGAGTCTACCGTACATGATCGGCGGGATCTATTTCGCGGGCGGCTACTTCGCCGGCATGCTGGGCAAGGGCGGCCCGATGGCCGCCGCCCTGGCGGCCGCCGCGCAGATCTCCGTCACCGCGACCGCGGCCATCTCGCCGCCGCCCGCCAAGTTCGAAGCCGCCGCGACGATTGTCATCACGGCCGCCCGCGCGAACCTTTCGGTCCCGATCGACACGACCGCCGGCATCTCCATCGACGGGATCCCGGTGACCGGGCGCGTGCGCGTGGCGGGCGTCACCATCCGCGACATTCTGAACGACGCGCCCAATACCTGCAGCTTCACCATCGAAGGCGACGGGCCGGCGGTCGGGCAGCGCGTGCGCGTCACGATGGGCTCGCACCTCTTGTTCGCGGGCGCGGTCCAGAC